ATAATACTGATAGTTCTTATAATATTTTTATAAAAAAAAACAACGAGGTATTGCCGTGGAAGAAATTTAATTCTAACATGGCTATATCTGTTGAATATGATTTAGAATATTAATGAAAAGTATTCAAAACTTTATTGTCACTCCTGTTAATGAACGATATGAAAACGAAGTAAGAGTTGATGATAAAAAACTAATAGTAAACGCTTCTATTGAAGAGTTTGAGTTTATAAGTAGATTTGCAAAAGTTGTTGCAGTGCCAACAGCGTACCAAACTAGTATAAACGTTGGAGATATAGTTGTGGTTCATCATAACATATTTAGAAGATGGTATAGTCAAAATGGTGAAGAAAGAAATTCAGCATCATACTTTACTGAAGAACTATATTTCGCAGCACCAGATCAAATATATTTATTTAATCAAAAAGATAAATGGAAAACATTTGGTGAATATTGTTTTATAAAACCATTAAAAGACAGAGATCTTACTGGAGTTATAAAATTCAATAACAATCAATTAAAACAAAAAGGTTTAAAACAAGGTGACATAATAGGTTATCCACCTGGTAGAGAATGGAGATTTTTAATTGATGAAGAATTATTATATTGTATGAAATCTAAAAATATCTCTGTTAAGTATGAAAACCAAGGAAACGAAATTGAATATAATCCTCGCTGGGCAAAAGGCGGTGGAAGAATTAATAAAGGTTGCTAAAGAACCTATTGTAGACTCTAATGAAGACATATCAGCTGATCGTTTAAAAAATGCAGCTGCAACAAAAAAACTAGCTATATTCGACGCCTTTGAAATACTTAATCGTATACAAGAAGAAAAAGATATATTAGAAGCTAAACCTAAAGAAGTTAAAGAAAAAACTTTTAAAGGTTTTGCAGAAAGGAGATCTAAATAATGTATAAACAAACTTTATATAATATAATAGATGACCACATAAATCCCAAAACAATTAAAAGATTAAATAAATCTAAAAAATGGGAATATGGTTACAACAAAGAATATGACGTAGTTGTAATCAGTAAAGATGGTACGATAGGAGAAATATACGAAATACAAGATTTAAAAATAGCTCTACCTCAAAAGAAAAACGTTTTTAAATTTAAAAAAGATAAATGGCAAAAAGCTGAATATCCTAAACAGTTAAGTAAAATAAAAACTGTATTTGATTTTAAGCAGTTTCCAGAAGAGTTCAAAGAACAATGGTACGATTATATTGACGAAGAGTTTAATCGTAGAGATTCAGGTTTTTGGTTTTATAACAATGGTGAACCTACTTATTTAACAGGTACTCATTACATGTACTTACAGTGGTCTAAAATAGATGTTGGTGCTCCAGATTTTAGAGAGTCAAATAGATTATTCTTTTTATTTTGGGAAGCTTGCAAAGCAGATAACAGATGTTTTGGAGTATGTTATTTAAAAAACAGACGTTCTGGATTTTCTTTTATGGCATCAGGTGAAGTTGTAAATCTAGCTACAATATCTAGTGATTCGCGTTACGGAATATTATCCAAATCTGGACCTGACGCAAAAAGTATGTTTACAGATAAAGTTGTTCCAATATCAGTCAACTATCCTTTCTTTTTCAAGCCAACTCAAGATGGTATGGATAGACCTAAAACAGAATTAGCATATCGTGTACCGGCTAGTAAATTTACAAGACGTAAAATTTCTGCTGGTCCTGATGATTCTTTAGAAGATTTAAAAGGATTAGACACTACTATAGATTGGAAAAATACTGGAGACAATAGTTATGATGGTGAAAAATTAAAACTATTAGTGCATGACGAAAGTGGTAAATGGGAAAGACCAAACAATATTTTAAATAACTGGAGAGTTACAAAAACTACATTAAGACTAGGTAGCAAAATAGTAGGTAAATGTATGATGGGATCAACATCAAACTCATTAGACAAAGGTGGTAATAACTTTAAAAAATTATACTATGATTCAGATGTTACCAAACGAAACGCCAACGGACAGACTCGCTCGGGACTATATTCTTTGTTCATACCTATGGAATGGAACTACGAAGGATACATCGATTCTTATGGCTTACCTGTCTTCGAAACTCCACGTACCAAAAAAATTGGGCCAGATGGCTATGAAATAACATTAGGTGTTTTAAATTATTGGCAAAACGAAGTTGACGGTTTAAAAGGTGATCAAGACGCTTTAAACGAATATTACAGACAGTTTCCACGTACAACTAAGCATGCTTTTAGAGATGAAACAAAAGCTTCGTTATTTAATCTTACTAAGTTATATCAACAAATAGATTACAACGAAGAAGTTTTAGGTATGAGTCCATTAGTTACTACAGGTAATTTTCAATGGGAAGATGGGATAAAAGATACTAAAGTTTTATTTATGCCTAGCAAAGATGGTAGGTTTAATATTTCTTGGGTTCCTAATAGAAACTTACAAAACAATGTTATACTAAAAAATAATGCTAAATATCCTGGCAATGAACACATGGGAGCGTTTGGTTGTGATAGTTATGACATATCAGGAACAGTAGATAATAGAGGTTCTAAAGGCGCTTTACACGGGTTAACTAAGTTTAGTATGGAAGATGCGCCAGCTAATCATTTCTTTTTAGAATATATAGCTAGACCTCAAACAGCAGATATATTTTTTGAAGACGTATTAATGTCTTTAGTATTTTACGGAATGCCGTTACTTGCTGAAAACAATAAACCAAGATTACTTTATTATTTAAAACGTAGAGGCTATAGAGGTTACTCTATTAATAGACCAGATAAAGTCTGGAATAAATTATCTACAACAGAAAAAGAAATTGGTGGAATACCAAATTCTAGCGAAGACATAAAACAAGCTCATGCTGCGGCAATTGAAATGTATATTGAAACCCATGTAGGACTCGGCGACGATGGTCATGGTGATATATATTTTCAAAAAACATTAGAAGATTGGGCTAAATTTAATATAAATAACAGAACTAAATTTGATGCTGCTATCAGTTCTGGATTAGCTATAATGGCTTGTAATAAAAATAAGTATAAACCAGTTGCGGACTTTAAACGGGAAGTTGTTCCTTTAGGTTTTAAAAGGTACAAAAATTCAGGTTATAACTCAAAAATCATACAATAAATGAATGGTGTAGACACTAATTATCTAAGTGGCTTTCCTAGTCAGGTAGTACCTTTCGAGGAAAAGAACACATATGAATACGGCCTAAAAGTAGCTAGAGCAATTGAGAACGAATGGTTTAGTAATAATAGATACGGTAACGGCGGTGGCGGTAATACTGGTTTATTTAGAACTAATTATTCCGAATATCACAATAGAAGACTGTACGCTAGAGGAGAGCAATCAATACAAAAATATAAAGATGAATTAGCTATTAATGGTGATTTGTCTTATTTAAATTTAGACTGGAAACCAGTTCCTATATTATCTAAATTTGTAGATATAGTGGTTAATGGTTTGGCTGATAGAGATTACGACATCAAAGCTTATTCACAAGATCCAGATTCAATAAAGAAAAGAACTGATTACGCAACTGCCTTGATGCGTGATATAGCTGCTAGAGATTATCTAAGAGCAGCAAAAGATACTTTAGGTTTAGATTTATATTCTACACAAAACAAAGAAAATCTACCTGAAAATAAAGAAGAGTTATCTTTACACATGCAATTAGACTACAAGCAAAGTATAGAAATTGCTGAAGAAGAAGTAATATCTAGCGTGTTAGCTCAAAATAAGTTTAAAGAAATTAAAAAAAGAATTATACAAGACTTAGTAATACTAGGTATTTCAGCTGTTAAAACTAATTTTAATACTTCAAATGGAGTAACAGTAGAGTATGTAGATCCAGCAGAAATGGTATACTCTTATACTAAAGATCCTAATTTTGAAGACTTATATTATGTTGGTGAGGTTAAAATGATAAGTATATCAGAACTTAAAAAACAATTTCCTTATTTAACAGATGCAGAATTAAAAGAAATAGAAAAGTTTCCAGGTCAACAAAACTATTTAAGAAATTGGAACGAAGCGCCTGATGTGGTTGCTGTTATGTTTTTTGAATATAAAACCTACATGGATCAAGTTTTTAAAATTAAAAAGACTGATCAAGGTTTAGAAAAAGCTTTAGAAAAGCCTGATACGTTCAATCCTGAAACTAATGATAATTTTGATAGAGTTTCAAGATCTATTGAAGTTTTATTTACAGGAGCTAAAGTATTAGGTATAAATAATATGATATCTTGGAAACTATCAGAGAACATGTCTAGACCTTTTGCAGATAGTACAAAGGTTAGAATGAATTACTGTATATGTGCGCCTAGAATGTATCACGGTAGAATCGAGTCACTTGTTAGTAGAGTTACAGGTTTTGCAGACATGATTCAATTAACACATTTAAAACTTCAACAAGTATTATCTCGTATGGTACCTGATGGTGTTTATGTAGATGTTGATGGATTAGCAGAAGTTGATTTAGGTAATGGAACTAACTATAACCCGCAAGAAGCATTAAACATGTATTTCCAAACTGGTTCTATAGTTGGTAGGTCGTTAACACAAGATGGTGATCCCAACAGAGGTAAAGTTCCTATACAAGAATTAAAAACTTCAAACGCAGGTGCAAAAATTCAAAGTTTAATTACTACGTATCAGTATTATTTACAAATGATACGTGATGTAACAGGACTTAACGAGGCTAGAGATGGTAGTAGTCCAGATCCTGATGCGCTAGTAGGGTTACAGAAACTAGCTGCTTATAACTCTAATGTAGCAACGCGACATATATTGCAATCATCATTATATCTAGCCGTTAGAACTGCAGAAAATATTTCGCTAAGAATTGCTGATTGTTTAGATCACGAACTTTTAGCTCAGTCTTTAAAGTCTTCTATTAGTACTTTTAACGTAGGAACTTTAGATGAAGTTAAAAATTTAAATCTTTTTGATTTTGGTATTTATTTAGAACTAGAACCAGATGAAGAAGAAAAAGCTCAATTAGAACAAAGCATACAAATTGCTTTAAAAATGGGAGGTATTAATTTAGAAGATGCTATAGATATTAGAGAAATAAATAATATTAAACTAGCTAATCAATTATTAAAACTAAAACGTAAACAAAAACAAGCTTACGAGCAACAAGTACAACAACAAAATATTCAGATGCAAGCTCAAGCAAATGCTAAAGCGGCAGAACAAGCTGCAATGTCTGAAGTACAAAAGCAAGAAGCGTTAGCAAATACCCAGTTACAAATTGAACAAGGTAAGTCTCAATTTGAAATTGCAAGAATGGAAAAAGAAGCTCAAATTAAAAGAGAGTTAATGCAGGTTAAACACGAGTTCGATATGAAACTAGCTCAACTAGATGTAGAGGCTAGAACTATGAAAGAACAAGAAATAGAAGACCGAAAAGACAAAAGAACCAAAATACAAGCTACACAGCAAAGTGAAATGATTTCACAAAGAAAAAATGATACCATGCCAGTTGATTTTGAAAACAATGAACAATTACCTGGAGGGTTTGATTTAGACGCGTTTGTGTAGTATTTTTTATTAATTTTATATTATTTTATTATGGCTAAAAGCAAAGATTCTGGATCATTAAAGATCAAGAAAAAAACAATCAAAGAACAGGTTACTCAAAAAGAACCTATTAAAGTAGATTTAAGTAAAAAAGTAGAAGAAACAGTTGAACCAACTGTGGAAGCTAAAGTAGATTTAACACAAAAACCTAAAGAAGATGCCGTTCAAACATCAGAGACAAATGATAGCGATGCTGTTATCAAAAAATCCGAAGACAGTACAGACAGCAAAACAGTGGTTGAAGAAGTACGGGTCGCCGAAGAAATAGAAGAAGTAACTCCAATTCAAGAAGTTACTGATGAAGTAGTTGCACAACCTTTAAAATCTACTAAAGAAGACACTGTATTACCAGAAAACATAGAAAAACTGGTAAAGTTTATGGAAGAAACAAATGGTTCAATGGAAGATTACGTTAGATTAAACGCTGACTATTCAACTATTGATACAGGTGTTTTACTAAAAGAATATTACAAAAAAAGTAAACCACATCTTAACGATGAGGAAATAAGTTTTATCATGGAAGAAAATTTCGACTTTGATGAAGATGTTGATGAGGAGCGAGACATCAAAAGAAAAAAACTCGCCTACAAGGAAGAGGTTGCAAAAGCTAAAAACTTTTTAGAAGATGTTAAAAGTAAATATTATGACCAAGTCAGATTAAGACCTGGTGTTACTGGAGACCAACAAAAAGCTATTGACTTTTTTGACCGCTACCAAAAAAATCAGGAAGTTGCTTTACAACAACATGAAGATTTTAAACAAAAAACTTCTAGTTTATTTACCGAAGAATTCAAAGGTTTTGATTTTGCAGTCGGTGAAAAGAAATATAGATATGGTGTTAAAAATCCAAATGAAGTTGCGAAGGCTCAGAGTAATTTACAAGATTTTGTTAAGAAGTTCTTGGACGATAAGGGTAATGTAAAAGACACTCAGGGTTACCACAAAGCAATTTTTGCCGCTAGAAATTCGGACAAAATAGCACATCACTTTTACGAGCAAGGCAAAGCCGATGCAGTTAAAGATGTTGTGAATAAATCTAGAAATGTATCAACAGAGGCGCGTACGTCTCCAACAGGTGATGTGTTTGTAGGTGGTTTAAAAGTTCGTGCTATTAGTGGATCTGATACTAATAAATTAAAAATAAAAAAACGATAATTTAAAAAAAACAATTAATTATGCCTTTAAATCCCTTATTTGGTACGTTAAACCCGTCGCAGATCCAACAGATCACTTCGGATAACTACCTTAGTTTTACAGATGGTGCTAATGACTTCGCTCAGCAGTACCTACCTGAAATTTATGAAGCTGAAGTTGAAAGATATGGAAACAGAACTCTTTCCGGCTTTATTAGAATGGTCGGCGCTGAAATGCCGATGACATCTGACCAAGTAGTTTGGTCTGAACAAAATAGACTACATATATCTTACGATACTGTACAGCCTTTAGCTGCTGCAGGAAACGTTTTAGATTTATTTGTAGTTCCAACAGCAGGACTTGCTAACGTAATTACTCCAGGTATGACTGTAGTAATTTTACCTAAGTCTGGTGGTGATGCTATCAAAGCTTATGTTGCTGATTCTGGTATTGTTCCTGGATCTGCTCTTGCTGCTAATGAGATTCAAGTATTCCCTTACCAAGAAACTTCTGCAGGTGCTGGACAAATTCCAATTGACGCTGTAGGATTCAAAGTATTTGTATATGGTTCTGAATATCCAAAAGGAAGTTCAGGAGTATTAGAAAACGTTGAGCCATCTTTCACTCAGTTCTCAAACAAACCAGTTATTATTAGAGATAGATACGTTGTATCTGGTTCTGATACTGCACAAATCGGTTGGGTTGAAGTAGCTGCTGAAGACGGTACAAACGGATACTTATGGTATCTAAAAGCTGAATCAGAAACTAGATTAAGATTCGAAGATTACTTAGAAATGGTTATGGTTGAAGGTGAAGATGCTGCGATTAACGCTGCTTCTGCTAACCTATTCCATACTCAAGCTAACGCTGGTATTACAGACTTTAATGCTGCTAATGCTGCTTTACTAGGTACTCAAGGTTTATTTGCTGCTATAGTTGACAGAGGAAATGTATTCTCTGCTTTCGCTGGTGCATTAGCTGATTTCGATACAATTCTTGAAAATTTAGATTCTCAAGGAGCTATTGAAGAAAACATGTTATTCTTAGACAGAGCTACAGAGCTTGACATAGACAACATGCTTGCTTCTCAAAACTCTTACGGAATCGGTGGTACATCTTACGGTGTATTTGAAAATTCTGAAGAAATGGCTCTTAACTTACAGTTCTCAGGATTCAGAAGAGGATCTTACGATTTCTATAAGACAAGTTGGAAATACTTAAACGATGCTTCTACAAGAGGTGGTTCTAGTAACTACACTCAAAATAGTGACATCGAAGGAGTATTAATTCCTGCTGGTACTTCTACTGTTTATGACCAAATTTTAGGTACAAACATTAGACGTCCATTCTTACACGTAAGATATAGAGCTTCTCAAACTGATGATAGACGTATGAAGTCTTGGATCACTGGTTCTGTCGGTGGTGCTTACACTTCTGATCTAGATGCAATGGAAGTAAACTTCTTATCTGAAAGATGTTTATGTGTACAAGGTGCTAACAACTTCGTGTTGATGACATCTTAATATTTATGTAATTTTTACCCTCGTTATATCAACGGGGGTAATTATTACTTTTATCAATTATTTAATTATATTATATCATGACAAAAAAGAAAAAAAACACTGAGAGCGTTGTTGACGCTTCTTGGGAAATAAAAGACAGACAATATTTTTTACTAGGCAATAGAGAACCTATTACCTTTACACTGTCTTCTAGACACACACAGAGATATCCATTATTATGGTTTGATCCTGAAACTAATGAACAACGAGCTTTAAGGTATGCAACTAACCAAGCTTCACCATTTGTTGATGAACAAAAAGGAGAAGTTACTTTAAGACACATACAATTTAAAGATGGCGTGTTGGTAGTTCCTAAAGAATATCAAGCGTTACAAAAGTTGTTATCATTATATCACCCAGCATTAAATAAAAAATATGCTGAAAGAAAACCAGTTCAAGTAGCAATCAATGAAGTAGAAGAATTAGAATTTGAGTTAGATGCTATGAACGTTGCAAGAAATATAGATATTGATTTAGCGGAAGCTATATTAAGAGTTGAAAAAGGATCGAGTGTAGCTAAACTAAGTTCGAAAGAATTGAAAAGAGATATACTAGTATTTGCTAGAAATAAACCAAAATTGTTTATTCAATTAGCAAATGATGAAAATGTTCAATTAAGAAACATATCTATAAAAGCAGTGGAACAAAGTATAATTTCTTTGTCTAATAAAAATAAAGATTTTTTATGGACAGAAACAAAAGAGGTTATTATGAAAGTTCCTTTTGGAGAAAATCCATATAGTGCATTTGCAGGTTTCTTACAAACTGATGAAGGTATTATGGTGCTGAAGTCTATAGAAAAGAAACTATACTAAATACTTTAAATAATAAATAGGCGGGTTAACGCTCGCCTTTATTATAACAATACAATACTATGGCTATAAACGTAAACTCTGTATATAGAACTGTATTATTAATTCTGAATAAAGAACAGCGTGGATATATGACACCTGATGAATTTAATAAGACAGCTACACAAGTGCAGTTAGATATATTTGAAAAATACTTTGATGATTTAAATCAGCAGCTGCGTGTCATGCAAACAGATACTGATTATGCTGACAGACAGATGAATATAGATGAAAAAATAGCTATATTTAAAACCTTTGGAAAATGTAATTATGTTCCAGCACAAGGTTTTTTTACCCTCCCTACTGTAGACGTCTACGGTAATACAGCTGAGTTTTATAGACTCGGAACAGCTGTATATAATGAAGAAGTAGAACTACAAAGATTAGATAGAAATGATTTTTACTATGCTGAAAAATCTAAACTAACTAGAGCTTCATTACAATTTCCAACTTACTTATACGAAAACCAATTACTTTACGTAAGACCCTCAGTTATAACTGATAGGATCACGGTGAACTATGTTCGTAAACCAATCGATGTAAGATGGGGATATAAAACAGGACCACAAGGTCAATACGTATATAACAGTACGCTTTATGAACCTGCAATAAACCCAACTGGTTCTACTCAATTTGAACTTCACCCTTCTGAACAAAGTGAAGTTGTAATAAAAATATTAATGTACGCAGGAATAATTATTAGAGATCCTCAAATAGTACAAGCAGCTGCTCAAGAAGCTGCGATGAATGAGCAAAATGAAAAATTATAATAGATGACACTAATTTCTGAAAACAACAGACAATATTACGCAGGAACACAAACGTTCATAGCAGACGGTGTTAATTTTAGCTTCCCCACCACGTTTAATACTAATTTAATTTTTACAACATCCGACCCTACTAATGTTAATTGGCCAAGAAATAACTTTTTTTTAGAAGTTAGTGTAGACGGTGGAGTAACATATAGTCCTTTATATAATACGTATTCAGTAGCAGATAACGTAGTTAGTGTTACAGGTGGTTTAGTAGCTGGTAATTATTTAAAAGTTCAATTAACTGAAAACACGGTATGGGAAAATTATGGTGGTTATTCTTACACAAAACTCCACGATGTAATTACTAATTATATGGTAGCTTATGTAGGTGCTGGAAAATTAGTACCTAGTGTAAAAAGAACTGATGTTATATTTCACGCTAAAAGAGGGTTACAAGAGTTTAGTTATGATACTTTAAAAAGTATTAGATCTCAAGAATTACAAATACCACATAGTTTATCTTTAGTAATACCTCAAGATTATGTCAACTATGTAAGATTAGCTTGGAAAGATAGATTAGGAGTTTTACATACTATTCAACCTAATAATGGTTTAACTACTAATCCATACGAAAGCTTAGCACAAGATCAAGATGGTTTACCAATTCAAGATGCTTTAGATGAAAATTTAGAAACAACTTCGTTAACTAAAAGAGCATGGAAAATAGCTAACGATAGATTAATATCTGGATGGAGTGGTAATTATTGGAGTTATTATACTGATTACTTCAGTACTCCATTTCCTTTATATTGGAATCAAATTGTTGGTCAACGATATGGATTAAACCCTGAAACAAGTCAAACAAATGGATGGTTTGGTATAGATGAAAGACAAGGTAAATTTACTTTTTCTAGTAATTTAGCTGGAAGAATAATTGTTTTAGAATACATCTCTGATGGACTTGCTTATGATTTAGATACTAGAATACCTAAGATGGCGGAAGAAGCTCTCTATGCGTATATAAACTATCAGATACTGGCTACTAGAGCTCGTATGCCTGAGTATGTAGTTAAAAGATATCAAAAAGAAAAAAGTGCAAAACTTAGAAATGCTAAAATTAGATTATCTAATATCAAGCTAGACCAAATAGTACAAGTTATGCGTGGTAAGTCTAAATGGATTAAACACTAAAATTAAATGGCAGAAATAAAAAATACTTTTCTAAAATCCAAAATGAACAAGGATTTAGATGAAAGATTACTACCCAATGGTGAATATCGTGACGCTCAGAATATAGCAATATCAAAGTCAGAAGATAGCAACGTTGGAGCTGCTGAAAATGTACAAGGAACCGAATTAGTATTTAACGGTGATATAGGTAAAATAGTTGGCGTTGGTACTTTAGGTGGTGTTGATCCTTTAAAAATTATAGGACAATACTCAGATGAAATAAATAGTAGAATATATTTATTTTTAACTGATAATACAAGTAATAGTCTTAACTATAATGAGTTAAGTCAACACGCTATAGTGAGATATGATATAGACAATGGAGATATTTATTTATATGCTGCGGGAACATTTTTAAACTTTTCTACAGAGTTTCAAATAAGAAGCGTTCATGTCATACAAGATTTAATGTTTTGGACTGATAATAGAAATCAACCTAGAGTTATAAATATAAATAATCAAGATGCCACGCTATATAATAATTTTACTTCTATAGCTGATTTACCATATACAACTGAAGATCAAGTTACAGTATGTAAATATAATCCTTATAAACCAATTGAACTTTGGAAAGATAATGCCGGCGTTATTGAAACTACAATGGTTGACGCAGTTAGCTCTACATCACCTATGATTGCTCAAGCTAATATAGGAGCAAGTCTTGGTCTTGCAGCTAGTCAAATTTCAGTAACTGGTTATACAGTTTCCCCTGATAATGCTACACCAGGACTGAGTGATGTTTTGGCTCTTGGAAAACAAATATGGACTAGTGATGGTCAAATAACACCACAAGACAACGTATATATTGTTAGTATTGCTGCCCCAACCATATTTAACATAGCAAAAAGAGATGGAACTCCTGTTGAAACAAGATATTTGGCAGGTACAGCCGTGTTATATTTTGGTTATGAAAATCCTAACTGGGATAATACAGCTGGTGAATCTACCTACCCTGGTAATCAAGATTTTTTAACTGATAAATTTGTTAGATTTAGTTATAGATTTAAATTTATAGACGGAGAGTTTTCTTTAATGGCTCCGTTTACACAACCTTGTTTTATTCCAAAACAGTATGGTTATTTTTTAGAAGGAATTATTACTCCAAATGGTGATGAAATTAGTGATGAAGTTAGAACATACGAAAGCACGGTGGTTTCATTTATGGAAAACCTAGTCAACAGAATAGGTTTACAAATACCAATGCCAGATGGAATAGATGGTACTCAACTAAACGCTAATCAACTGCTTGATGTTTTAAATGTTGAAGAAATCGAATTGCTATATAAAGAATCTGATAGCTTAGCTGTTTCTGTAGTAAATAGAATAACAACACAAGATTTAAACGCAGCAGGAGCAGTAACTATTTTTGATTACGATTACCAAGCAACTGAACCTTTTAAAGTACTACCTGAAAATCAAACAACAAGAGTATATGACAAAGTACCTGTAAAAGCTTTAGGACAAGAAATAATAAGCAACAGAGTAGTATATAGTAATTTTCAAAATAAACATACTCCACCTGAATCTTTAAATTATAACGTTGGTGTTTCTTCTAAAATTCCTTATGATGAGGTAAATAGTAACTATTCTTACTCTGCTTATCCAAATCATACAGTAAAACAAAATAGATACTATCAAGTCGGTGTAGTTTTATCTGATAGATATGGGAGATCTTCTTCAGTATTATTATCAAATAATGAAAGTTATGTAGCTGCTGCTCCACCTAATCCTCAGTTTGGTGCAGATACAATATACTTGCCATATAGAGATGTAAATGATTCTGTTACTTACTTAGGCGATTCACTAAAATTATCATTTAACGAAACTATACAAAGTAGTAAAAACGAGTCTTTTTTAACT